AAAGAGATGCGCTACGCCGGGTGGGACATACGCTTAAACGACCAGCACGGACGCACGGATGTGTACGAGGCCATCAAGGAGTTCTTAGCATGAGCGAAAACAAAAACGCAAAGACACCAGCAGACGGAGAGCCTTTGCCCATAGCAACAAGCGCCATGACGCTAGAGCAAACACGACAGTGGATTGCCGACACATGGAAAAGGTGCCAAGACGAAGCTTGGCGGGAGCCAACCACTAAGACGGTGGTGTACCTGACTGCTGGTAGCTACAGTCTTGAGACGCTTGAAAATCTGGTTAAGTTACTTAGAAAGGTGGCCAATGATGACTAGAGAAGAAATCATCCGCATGGCGCGGGAGGCTGGATTGGCTTACGGATCTGACGAAAAACCATTAGGTTCTGTAACACGCTTCGCCGCCCTTGTCGCCGCGCATGAACGTGAGGCGTGTGCGCGGGTGTGCCTTGAAGAAGCACCAAGTCTTGATGGGCAGTTGTGCGCCACCGCAATACGAGCAAGGGGTGAGCAATGACACGAGACGATGGAGGTCCAGCATTTCCACGACCCGGATGGCCGAACGAAACAGGAATGACCTTGCGTGATTACTTTGCGGCTAAGGCGATGCAGGCATTAATTCCTAGCGGACAAAACGTAGATTCAATGAAGTATGCAGAATCAGCATATGCCTTAGCAGATGCTATGTTGAAGGCGAGGGGTGAGCAATGAAAGACTGGATTCATAACAAAATTAGAAGTAACGAAGCGGCTACGATCAGCCTTGCACTACTAGAACAAAGATTGCCCGATGAGGTTCCTTCGCTGCGATATGTGCAGCATTGGGTCAATGGCGCGTGCAAAGAGTTAGGGTGTACGGCCACGATTTATCCCGGAGACGATGTTGTCACTTTTTATCCTAGGGGTGAGCAATGAAGAAAGCAATCCTGTTCGCCCTAGCCCTTCCGCTATCGGCTATGGCGCAGACATGGGCGGCAAAGAATGAAAGCGGTGGAGAGATCATCATCACGTTGCGCCAAACTACTTGCAAGCAATACTCGACGGCATCTTTTGATGGGTACGCGTTTGCCAAGAACGGGCGCATGTTGGAGTTTTGCTGGGCGATTGTGGACGACATGATTCGAGTGGTTTACTTAGATGACCAGTCGGTAAGGATTTACAACCCAGGGTTTTTCAAACAAAAAACTGAGAAATAAAGGGGTGGGCAATGACCAAGAATCTAAAGGTAGTTTTTGCGCCAGGGTGCTTTGATAACTTTGAAGGCACTCAGAAAGAACTTGATGACTTGATCGCTGAGATTAAGAACATGGCCGAGCGAGGTGAGATTGACAAGCACGCTAGGCAACTAAGTAAAGAAGAGGAAGAAGAGATTCTTCTTTTGTTATCTCAAAGAGAGAAGCGACAATGAAACCAGCAGACATGATCGCAACGCTTGAAATGATCGGATGGACAAGGCAAAACATCTCTAAATATCTCGGTGTTGGTAAACCTGCGGTCAGCCGCATAGCCACTGATCAATGCGCTAATCCACGCTACAAAACGATGGACGCGCTGCGCGAATTGATTGCGTTGCCAACACCCATTAACAGAGCGAGGGGAGAGGAATGAAACGCGAACTGTATGACTTCACCACACCACCAGACACCCCAAAGGAAGCCGTGAAAACGATGTACTACTTCCCGCATCAAACGGCTAGTGGTATGGGGTTACCCCCTCGCGCGCCAGCATATAACGAACCACCATGCATGGCAGCGCATTACGACAAAGATGGAAAACTATTGTTTACCCGTTTTATATTTAAGGATGGTACGTGGAGAGACGCATGAGTATGAGCATTCACAAACTAAGAATGAAAGCCAAGGAAGACCGTGGTAAGGCTTGCCTTCAGTATCTTCAAACAAGAATCGAACCCGTCACGCTGAAAGATTTGGCAAGCAAGCTTGATGTCACAACGAAATCCATTTCAAACTCTCTTGTGCCGCTTCTCAAACAAGGCTTGATCGTCCGTGAACTGATGCTGCGCCAGTCCTCTATATGTAAGAAATCAGGATGGGCTTATGGCTACACCGCTGTAAACAACAGGAAGAAGAAAAAAACGTGGCTAACCAACACGGCCTTAGAGAAAGAACTAAAGAAGGACGAGAAAGCAAGACAACAACTCGAGAAGAAACGACTCGAGGAAGCTGACAAAGAACCCATCATGTTCCACAACCCTTTTGGAATTAAACATGAGTCCCGACCAACTTTGGATTGATTACTGTAAGCAATACGGTATGGACCCCTACAACCGGCACATGAGGTCTATCTTCATGGCCGGGGTAGAAGCGGAGCGAGAAGCTTGTGACGAAGAACTTACCAAGGTCTACAAGCGATTTCTTTTGGACGGCGACCATGATGCCGGATATATCGTTCAGAAGTGTTCTGAAGCCATCCTAGACAGGAATAAACATGAAGATAAACATTGACCCTCGGGTCGTCCTCCAGCTCCGCGTAGAAACCCTGATGGAGGAGGCAGAACGCGCAGCGGGACAGGCCAAGTTGTTACTCCTAAAGTCCGCCGCCATAAAGTCTTTGGCCGAATCGATCCTGAAAGAACTAAAAGAAAACATGGATCGCAACGCAGGCAAAAACCAATCTTAGCTATTTATCACCCAAAGGCTCCCCCTACCCCATACGGGTAAAGGGAGGATGCCTTCGGTGATCTTCATCACCCCCTTACGGGAAGCCCCATGTGTAGGACGGGTTATCTCCTACACCCCCAGGCTTGGGACTACGGCGAGCCTGTCGGATTGGCGGATTTGCACCGGCTCAGGTTACCCTGGCATACCGACTACCTATTCTTCCACGCGTCCGGTTTAGACCTTGCTATCGGATGGAGTCCGGTCGGCACCAAAAGCAAAACCCCAGAAGACTTAGGTTGGAGCGTTACCTCTGGCGGAGGCAGACTCAGGCGTTTGCGAATGTAGGATTTCCCCCGAAGGGAAAACGCGCATCATCTACAACGCCCCAACCTAAAACATCTGGGGTTTGTTCCTACGTTCGCTTCACCGGAGTGCCAATCCGACGGCGCAGAATATACCAAAAAAATGCCCCTTATTGCAAGGGGCAAATGTTGGGAAGCCAACAGAGGAGACAACATGGACTACAGCCCTCATCCTATCTGCATTCCTTCAGTACAGCAAGCGCCTCATCGACACTGTTCACAATCAATAATTTCCCACCGGTCCACGTATCGAAGAAGTTTTGTTCCGCCTCGGTGAGCTTGCGCTGCGACGGCGTCTTATCCCCGTCCTTCACTTCCATCAAAATCGTATGGCCGCGGTAGCCAACGAGTAGATCTGGTATTCCATCCCCCTGGGAAATGACTCGGACAGTCGCCCCGCAGGCCCGAAGAGCCTGAACGATAAGTCCTTGATTTGCATCAACTCTTGCTGCGCGACGCATAAAACTCCATAAATATTTATAGAGTTTACATGCATCTGGTTGACACGTTCCCAATATACCTGTTATATTGCACACACAACTAGCAGATAGGAGAGAACATGACACGAGATGAAATGCTTCGGCGACAGATAGGACGCGCTAGGAATTTCTCCTGGCACCTTGGTGAGGTAGCCAACAACCTTGATCTCTTTTTTTTCTATGAGCATCGAGGTGACTATGACACGGCGATGTACTACCACCTTCAGCTTTTGGAGGTCTATGACGAGTACAAGAAACTGACCAAAGAACATATGGATTTTGTTATTGCACTGAATCATCTGACATGAAACTTACAAACAAATTCAATCTGCCGCAGACGTTTATCAACGTCATCCATAGACCGACCTACAACAAAGGAGACTCTCACGTTTCAGTCACAGAACTATTGAACTCACCACAGATTGTGAGTCTTAGACATAAGCATTGGGAAGAGTTAGAACAGGATGCTTCTGAGATGGTCTGGCAACTGTTCGGCTCTGCCGTCCACAAAGTCCTCGAGCATGGCAAAGACTCACATCACATCATTGAGGAACGCCTCTACACCAAACTCGATGGATGGACGATCTCAGGCCAGATGGATCTTCAAGAAGTCTACGAAGACGGCATCGTGATCTCTGACTACAAGGTCACCGGAGCTTGGTCGGTCATGAACGAGAAGCAAGACTGGCATAACCAACTCAACGTTTACGCATGGCTTATCGAGCGATCCAAGAACGTCAAAGTTAAGTCTGCCCAGATCATAGCCATCGTAAGGGATTGGACGGCCCGTGAGGCGCAAACAAAGGAAGGCTACCCACAATCCCCTGTCGCCGTGGTTGAGATCCCTCTATGGCCTTCAGAGGCTCGGGAGGCCTATGTCAAAGCAAGGATCTCTAAACACAACGAGGCTTACTTCTCACTTCAGTTGGACGATGAGATGCCAGAGTGTTCGTCTGAGGAAATGTGGGAGAGGCCTACAAGGTACGCGCTGATCAAGACCGGCAACGTTCGGGCTAAGTCAGTACACGCAACTTTAGAAGAAGCTAATCAAGCGTTGGCTTCTTTGAAGGACTCCAAGGGTTACACCGTGGAGGTTAGAGAAGGCGAACGTGTGCGGTGCGTTTCGTACTGCCAAGTCGCCGGTTTTTGTAATCAATACAAACGTTATCAGGAGAAAACATGAACGTTTTTTTAGGCAACAAAGAACTTGAATTGGTATTCCGCGGTCTGATGGTTTTACCTTGGGCTGAGGTTAATCACTTAATTGTTCGCCTCCAGAACACGGCAAGGAACGAAGACCTTGCCAATCAAAAACAGATGAGCCAACCAGTAGCAAAAGAAGAACCATCAATGCCGCGAGTTAAAAAAGTTGAAGCCCGGTACGGTTTTCGTAAAGACGGCACACCTCGCGGCAAACCTGGACCCAAGGCAAAGAAATGAAACATGAAGACATAGCCTGGATCCTGTGGGCTTTACAGGACATACGCCAACTCATCGATCAAATCGAACATGTACTAAGGAATCCTAATGAAACAGATCGCCCAATCATTCGTTAAAGCACAGAAGGCCTTCGGTCCTGCGCTGAAGTCTTCAACGAATCCTCACTTCAGAACGAAGTACGCTGACCTATCTGCCTGCGTTGAAGCCGTGATCGATGCATTGAACGACAACGGTATCGCCATGATTCAAAACACACACGACTGCGATAACGGTGTGATCGTTGAGACCATCTTCATCCATGAGTCAGGCGAGACCTTAAGCAACGGCAGGCTTCATGTCCCCGCGGCTAAACATGATCCTCAAGGATATGGTTCAGCACTGACCTATGCGCGCCGCTATAGCCTCATGGCTGCGTGCGGCATCGCTCCTGAAGATGATGATGCCAACGCCGCAAGTAAACGCAAGGAAGAGGTTAAAAAGCCAGAGCCTAAGCCTGAACCCAAGACACTCGCTAAACCTCCGGCTCACATCGAAGGGCAGAACAAAGACTGGCAGATCAAGGTAGACATCACACCCGATGCCAACCTCGGTGATTGGGCAGAGAAGGTCGCTCAAGCCACCCTGACCGGCCTTGCATTTTGCAAAACACCGGACGAAGTCAAAGAGTTATTCAAGGTCAACAGGAATATCTTTGATCAGCTCAAGACCCTTGATGAGCCTAACTACAAAGACCTGATGAAGCACTTCGTAGACAAACAAAACAAACTTAAAGGAGAAGAAGTATGAGTGTTAATCGCGTAATCCTTATTGGTCGGGTAGGGCAAGATCCTATCGTGCGATACACCGGGGATGGCATGGCAATAGCCAACGTATCCCTTGCTACATCCACTAAGGTCAAAGGCCAGGAAGAAACACAATGGCATCGCCTTGTCTTCTTTGGAAAGCTTGCTGAGATCGTCTCTGAATACGTCAAGAAAGGCGTTCAACTCTATGTCGAAGGATCAATTAAGTACGGCAAGTACACCGACAAAGAAGGCAACGAGAAGACCACTGTTGAGATTTCTTGTTCTGCCATGACCATGCTCGGCGGTAACAAGGAAGCAGGCCGTCCTGAAAAGCCTACGATTAAACAAGACGATGAGGACGATTTGCCGTTTTAGAATGGTATACTTCTGGCATACCATTTTAAGGTGATTTTATGAAAGTATGTCGAAATTGTCTATTAGAGAAACCTTTGGATTTTTTTTACAAACATGCGGCTATGCGAGACGGATACTTAAATAAATGTATTGATTGCGTAAAACAACGTATTTCAAAACATCGTCTTTTAAACATTGATCGTATTAAAGAACACGACAAAAAAAGAGCAAAGCTTCCTCATCGCATTGCCTCACAAAAGGAATATCAAAAAACCGAAAAAGGGCGTATAGCCAAACAAAAAGCCATGAAAGCTTATAAGCAACGTTTTCCATTAAAAAGGGCTGCACACATTATTACTAGTAACCACATAAGGGATGGAAAACTTTTTCCTGCGTCTGCATGTTCTGTATGTGGTTCAACTTCTAACATTGAAGGACATCACGATGATTATACAAAACCACTTGATATACGGTGGTTGTGCATTTCATGCCACAAAAAATGGCACCGCGACAACACTGCCGTTTATGAATAAGCATGAAGACCTCACAATTTGAAGCCGCTAAGGTGGCTATAAAACAGGATAAGACGGGTTATGTCCTAACCCTTTGTATCCACCCTGACGAAATCCCTGATGAGATTCTGAGGGACTTTGTCGGGGCGAGATATCAAGTGGTGATGGTCAGACTGAATAGTGATGAAACCCCGATGGTTAGGGAGCGTGAGTATGGACGCGATCCCGTCAGAGCCTCAGCCATGATCTGTAAAGATCCGGCGTTTGCAAAGTTCCTCGTGGATACAGGAAACATCTTCGAGGAATCAGAAAGCGCCGCTACTGATTGGCTGAAAGAAACCCTCGAGATTACATCCCGGTCTGAACTCAAGAACAAACCAGCCGCGGCTAAACGTCTATTCAATATCGAACAGGAATTTAATTCATGGAAAGCAAACGTCTCATCCCCTACTCAGTCCATCTGAGAGAGGATATTTATTTAAAGCTGAAGGAAGCCGCGCAGGACAGAAAGGCTACGGCCTTAGTACGTGATGCCATCACGATGATGATCGAGGGCAATGATGAATTCAATGCCGGATACAACAAAGCCATTAGAGATGTAATTAGTGCAGTCCATGACGATGAGTTGTGTAGCCGCCTCGGTTATCAAGGAGAAACGATTGCCTGCTATCTCGAAGAGATCTTGATCACGATGATCATCCACCAACGTCCGAATAGGAAAAAGAAATGAACGAACGCATATGGAAATCCGGCGCAAACGCAATGGAAATTTGGAAGAAACAAAAAGCCCCGACGCATGTAGTGAAGATCGATCTCTATGGAAAAATTAGCGAACCAGAACCCATCCCGCAAGAAGAAGGCGAATGGCCGTGGGTTCCGCCAACATGGATCCCGCCGTCAGAAGATCCGGCATACCAAAAGAAATGGGCTTACTGGAGAAACATCTTCGCCCACGGTGAGCATCATGAAAGGCGTTGAGTCACTCGTTAAAGAGGAAGCCGAGCCTGAACTCACCATGCTAGATTGGTACGCAGCCTTTGCTATGGTTCGCTTTGCTATCTTGGAAACGCCTTTTGATGATCTTGCATGGGCAAGTTTTAACCTCGCCGAAGAGATGATGAAAGAAAGAAAGAAACGAATGAGAAAGAAAGGCTTTGAATAACAAACTAACCGCTAAGGAACGTGAGCATATACACAGGGTAAAACTCTTACCCTGTAGTGTATGTGACGCTCCTGGACCATCAGACGCCCATCACGTTAAGCAGCATCAACAATACACCGTGGTGGCTTTATGTAAGGACTGCCATCAAGGTTCTATCCTTGGCTGGCATGGTCAGAAACGGGCGTGGTCTATCCGTAAAATGGATGAACTCGACGCCCTATCTAAGACGATTGAACGATTACTTGGATGACTTCCTGATTTCTTCTGCCTGTTGAGCTAAGTCAGAAATAATCAACTTCATTCGGTCAATCTCTTCACGCTTCTCCGCTCCGCTCATCGTGGGATCCGCCATGATGACGCGGATTTGTTTTCTAATCTCAGACATGTTCTTTGATGTCTTGTCATAGAACTTAGCCAAGGCGATCTTGTCTCCCCTCTCAGAGATGATCTCCTCGACCTTAGCCGCATCACCAACCTCAGCGTAATGCCGCATATCCGCAAAGGCCTGATTGATCTCTTTGGCGTTCTCATAAAACGATGTCACGTACTTAGCCTGATTAGCCGGTAGATCTTTTGCCAAACCTAAGCTTGCACGATCAATCCACTTCGCATCAGGATACTCACCTTCCTTAAACGGCATAACCGCATAAGTCGATATGGTTGATGCCGCTCCACCTAGCCAGCCAAAGTATCCCTTGATGGCATAGTCAACCTGAACGGGAGACAGCTCAAACTTCTCTGGAAGAATGGACGACAAACCACCGAGTGCTTTGGCTAGTTCGCTTGTGGTATCCAACGTCCGCTCTTGTTTGGATAAACGCTCGAGACCCGCGGTTTCAATCGGCGCGCCGGTAAAGGAATCCTTGTTAGCGTACAAATCTAAGAGTGGCTTGAATATCTGCGGCGTTGGATTCAAGGCAAACGTATCGCCAAGCATCCTTGCTATGGACGATGTGAATTGTTTTCCTTCTGCGCCTTCATCAAAGACTTGTTCTAAGACACGCTCGGTCAACGTACCAAACGCACCGATCTCAAAGGGCTTTGGCACACGAAGCGCAACCTCCATTCCTGGCAACTTGAACCACCAGAAATTATCACGATCCCACTCGTCACGTTTCTTGTATTCCTCGTCATCCTTGAATGCGAGGTACAACATCATGGACGCCATTGTCACAGCGCCGGTAACGATGCTAAACGCTAAAGCCTTCTGCTTATCAGACCCTTCGATCTCTTGTCCTGTCGCCACGTTGTACAACACCCGCGACGTAGGAATGACACCGTCTCTTCCGAGTTTATAAAGACCTTGAATACGCGCATTCATAAACGGTACAACTTGCGTAACCAATCGGAACGCAGGCCACGATCCTTGCATCGAGAAGTCCAACAGATCTCTAGCTTTATAGGTAGCCTCGAGGTGGCTCATCCCTTGATCTTTAAGCTGCTGATATAGCGCAAGTCTGTTAGCCGATTCAGAAGCGTTACCCCACTCTTGATATTTATCCCAAGCGGTACGCAACCCCTTTTTAATTCTTGACTCGGTATCTAAAATGGTATCGCGATCAACGCCTTTCTCAATCAATCGTTTGATAAGTTTGGATTGGTCACCTTCATACGCCGTGCCGAAGTTAAAGATAGCCCCGCCAGCGAGTGCCGATATGTACGTAGGATCGTCCTTGTTAAAGATCGAGATACCGTTAAGAACGTTGGCAATCGGGTTCTTATTTAGTTCGGTCACCGCCATCGCAGACACCGAGTCGCGGATCAAGTTGTTTACCTTAAACGCCGGGGATAAAGTCACGCCAAACTGTAGGATATTCTTAAAGCCTCTAGCCACATCAAGGAACTTAGACTTTGGACCTAAGTATCCAATCGCAGAGATGGCATCTAACAGTAATGGATCATTGACTTTGAAGTACTGCGGTTGTCCATTGACCATTACCTTGGCAGATCCGGTCTTCTCATTGGTCGGCTCGACCACAGGTGTATCACCTAGTACGACATTTTGGGCGGCTTGTAATGTCGATACCGCGGCTTGGTTCTTCATCGCTGCCGACAGGATGTGATTCCAATTTCGTAAGGTGTTCTCTACTAGATCACCGAATGGACGCTCACCACCTTTGAGCTGCTTCGAGAAGTACTGACTTGTAAGGCCTGACGCCGTGGAAGGAGCGTCAATGTCTTTGCCTTCCATCTCCTTGTAGAACGGCACGTAATAGATGTCGTTTGAGAAGTTCTCAAATCCCTGTTGATCGATCAGCCCTGTGTCTAATGCAATCTTCAGGACTGAACGATTCAACTTATTCATGTCTTGAAGTACACGCTGATAGACCTGTAGCCTTGGTTGTCCGTTCAATGTCCCACTTGATAACGTATCTTTCTGAGCAAGCAACGCATCAGGAATGGATGGGTTCCTTCCTGCTCCTCGGAGGTTTGCTTCGCGGTTAAGCGCAATCCAGATCATGAAGTTATCAACTTCAGCACCAACGGGTTCTAGTGCTTTTATAAGACCTTTACCGTCTCTTCTAAGATTCAATGCGCCGTCATCGTTAAAGACTTCGCCGTAGAACAGTAGCCCCTCGAGTCCACCGTCAACAGACTTAGACAGACGGGCTTGCATATAAGCCTTCTCGTCATACTCTTTAATCGATCTGAACTGATCGGCCATACCCTGAGCGATACGCTGCCAGAACCGATCCTTAAGACCTTCGATCTTATCGATGATGGTCTTATTCTCGGGAGCGAAGGTAGCCTGTAACTGTTGTGCGGTTTGCTCAGAGATCTGCGGTGCGAGTCTGAGTGGCTCGCGTTTTTGCATAGCTTGCTGGGCTGTTTGCTTTACTTGTTCTAAGCTTAACGATTCATCAACAAGTTGAGAGTCTCGCTTCATCGTTGTTGGACGGCCAACCTTTGCTAGCTTCTCCACTAACGACATAACTTCTGTCAAAGCGTTGGTATCTTTAATGCCTAACAGATTAGCAACCACTTGAACAAATTGTGACCACGCAGACTTCTTACCCTTGTAAGGAATCTGCATAAGCATGTACTGAAACTCTGGATTAGTCATCGCTTCAGCAGTGAACTCACGTTCATTGGTCAAACCGTAAACTTGCACTTTATATTTAGGGCCGATTCCCATGCCTTTTTTAGCAAGTTCTTTCTTTACATGTTCGTAAAGTGTTTTAATATCATTTGCATAACGAAGTTGTCTTGGGCCGGGGAATCTTTGCGATTTAGAAATAAGCCCATGAACAAGTTCATGCGCGTTAACGTGTTCGCTTCCTGCGCTAGTTTTATTCATTTGAATGGAATCGGTGTTGTAGACGTACTCTCCACCTTTCCATGCAGGAAACTTCGTTGGTTTCTTTAACGTTACCTTGCCAACGATAAGTTTGGTTAACTCACCAACCTTGGCAATAGCTGGGTTAGAACTCTTTGCTAACGCTTCACCAAGCTTCTGAATATTGCCTTGATTGTTTGCCGCCAAGACTTCTGCGTTTTGCCTAGCAACAGGCATACGCAATTTAAACTCAGCAAATGATATGGGCTGTTCTTCGCTCGGTGGTTGTTCAGTAGGCGGCTGTTCGGCAGGAGGTTGTTGCGTCGGAGGCTGGGCGGTCGTCGTACCTCCCTGCTTTCTCAAAGCCTTTTCAATAAACTCTCGAGGTATTTTGTTTTGGTTGTACGCCTCAAGAAACGCTTTGATCTTTGCTTGTTGATTGCGTTCTTCCTGTGTGGTTGGCTCTACTGCCGCCATCTCTGTAAGCATACGGACGTAATACTCAACCGGGTCAACGCTTTGGTTATTTAAAAAGCCAAGAGATGGAAGTTCTATATTGCTAGTAGTCTCTACTTGCCCTGGTTCAACAGACCATGTTGTTACGCCTAATTGCTGTACCGGAGGTGGTAAGTCATACGGCTTTGCGGGTGGTCTCGCGATATTTGTAACTGGGCGATCAAATACATCACGAACGCCTTGAAGCGTAGGACCGGCAATAGGTTGTTGAGATATCTTTGCGGGAGGAGAACCAAGAAATGTCAGGGGAGGAAGCTGTAGTACTTGACGCTCAGTCTGTAACGCACGCTGGACATCTTCTCGTGTGATACGACCTGCTTCCCAATCCTTTACAAATCTTTGTGATGCCGGTGTGTTTGTTTGTCTAGCGATGTTGACGTAAGCCTCGACCGGATCAATCACAACAGGTTTCTCAGGCGTACCAAATGCCGTAGCCTGTTGTTCCGTGGATAACTTAAATGGTAAGTCAAAAGACTTGATAGCAAACTTACCCTGAACCGTTGGATGAGGAACGATGCCAAGACTATTAGGATCTCCGCCCTCAATCTGAAGCATGTCTCTCAGTACACCAAGCCGTGCGTTAGCTTGCTGTTCTGTTAGCGGTCTCGGATCGACAAGCTTAGGAATCGGAGACTTTCCGATCTTTGGCTTTTCAACTTCGGTGATGCCAGCTCGTTGCTGTTCTGCCGTAGGAAGTCCAGCTTCTTGACGACGACGATCAATCTCCGCCTGTCTTGCTGCTATGGCTTCAGGGCTAGATGCGGTTGGAAGTTGTTGTGCTAACGGTCCTCGCTCTTGTACTTCTGGTCGAGTCTCTGGTCCTACCCGCGGTTGCGGTTTAGCTTGTTTCTGAAGTTCAATCAAACGATTCTTCAGATACTCTCGTTGTTCTGTCGTAAGAGGGTTCGGCGTGTTAGGCAAGTTGGCAAGTTGTAATTGCCTAATGATGTCTAACATTTCTTCGCTAGCCGCTCTTGCTTCGCCAGGAATAGCCTGCACTTCTCTTACACGTTTACGTTCAGCGTCTCTTGCGATCTTTTCCCGAGCGGCAATGTCTTCTTGTATCTGCTGCGCCTCAGCCGTAGCAGGCTTTTCAAACTCAGGCATCCTATCTACTTTTGTTTCGCCAGGACGCAAGCCAAACTTGCTTGTCGGCTGTTGGAACTCAGGCATATCTTCGACGCGGGTTTCTCCCGGTCTTAGTAACGACGCAACGCCACGCTCAAACTCCGGCAACTTAGCCCTTCCCTCTCCAGGACGAAGCGGTCTACGCTCTTCTTCTTGCGCGGCAGCTTCTTGTGCTGAGAGTAAACCTTCAATACCAACCCCTGGTTGCCTTCCAACACCGGTCATTGCTTCAATCCGTTGTTGTGTAGCGGTCGGTTCTACGGGTGGAAGCTGTTCCTCTGTAGCGGGAGGAGCCGGTTCCTGTGGAGCAGGCCTTCTAGCTAGACCTGAAATACCACCAAGTCCAACACCGCCAATAGCGGCCATGCCTGCGGTTTCACCTAGACCTTCAGTCAAGGACTGCTCAGGCTTGACCTCGCGCATTGCAAGGTTCTGCGTGAATCGGCCACCCACTTCTTCGCCGACTTCACTAACACCTTCACCTGCCGCGCCTCGAGCAACACGACCGGCCCTACCTGCGACGCTCGGCACACCTGCGAATGTTTCTTCTAAAGCCCTCGCACCAGGAAGTCGTTGAGCCAATACAGAAATGATTGCACCTGATGCGCCTGCTGCTCGGGCAAGATTCAACGCACCTTGAGCCGCCTCTGTATCTGTTGCGCCTTTGGACTTAAGTTCGTTGTAGATATTCTCGTAAGCACCTGCGCCAACATCTGCGCCTTGCTGAACACCCGCGGCTCCAATCGCACCACGAACACCAGCCTGTGCTGCTGCGGCTTCACCCGCGCCTCGAGCGACTGTCGCACCCTTGGCGATCTTTGCCGCCCCGAAGGGGACTAGCAACTGAGGAGCCTGTTCTGCAAGAAACGTTAACAGTAATCCTGGGTCTTTGACTGTCTCCGAGAAAGCAGACTTAAACGCACCAAACTGTCCTTCCTTAGCAGTGGCTTCTTCAATCGCTTTACGTCTTGCTTCTTCTCTAGCTTTTAGCCCTGCCGACTTCAAAGACTCGGCATATTCTTCAATATCTTTTCCAACACCTAACGCTCCGGTACGTCTCATATCCCCCGTAGCAAGGCCATATAACTGGCCTGGGAGTTGGACGAGCGAACCGATTCCACCGACAACCCCAGCGCCAATGTCTTGTAACGCCTCGCCGTAGGTACGCTCTTTGGATGGTGGCTGTTGCTTTGCTAGGTAAGCAAGGATCTTTGCTTTAGCCGCGGACGGATCAGTTTCAGCAAGATCATAATGCTGCCCTTGGTATTCATAGACAGGCATCGCTCACCTCAAAGTTTAATAGGATTGGCCGCACTTCCTTTTGGCGCGCTTGATGCCGCACCGCCAAGCAGTTGATTTTCTATCGCCTTAATATCCTCTTGTAAACGTTTTATTGCTTCTTTTCCTTCAGGCTTACTGGCGTACACCATATTTTCCATATATGTTTTTAAGGTGTTTCGTTTGGAGTCAAGCGACGCTTTAAGTCTTTGTTGTTCTACGGACTCTGCCCTTCCTGCGCCTTTCAGCCTTTCAATAGTAGCCATATAGGTTTCAGCAGCTTTACCTGTTGGATCGGTTTTCAGTAACCTTTGGTATTCACCAAACAATCGCTCTGTCTCGCCAGGGCGATCACCGGCTGCCGCTTGGATTTTAGCAACCATTAATTGCGTTTCGCGACTAAGTTTATTTTCTTCAGCCCGAGCCTTAAGTTCTGCAAACGTCCTTGCATTAGATGCTTCAATTTGTGCAAGGTTACTCGTTAACTGACCGGCAATCTCTCTATCTTTCTGCTGATACTTTGCAGCTTCCATATCAGCTTGACGCTTGGCTGCGAAATCACCACGCGACTGAGCGATCCTTGCGGTTTCAATTTCCTGCATCATCTTGATGCGGTTCATCTCACGTTCACGTTGCAGTAATTGTTGTTTCTCTTCACGACCTCGAGCGGCTTCAGCTTCTGTCTCAGCAGTTTTACCAAACCCGCCTAATAACGCACCAATACCACGCTGACCACGGGACGCTTCACCCGCAGCCATAAGTGATTTCCATAAAGCAGATCTTGTACGATCTTTCTCCATCTGTTGGAAACGTTCTTGATCTTCGCGGTCTCTGCGTTCTAGCGTAGCCAGATATTGCTCGAGCTTTTCGCCAGGACGCTTTGTAAGATAAGGATCCTTTTCAGCCGCCTTTTTCAATTCCTCTTCATAGCTTTGAAGGGTGGTCGGTTGTTGTTGAGGAATAGATGTTTTTAAGGCTTGCATCGCTGGGGTTTCAGCAATAGGCTGAGGTGCAACTGTTGCTATGCCTTGCGGGGCTGGAGTAGGGGCTGACGCTTGTACCGACGGACTTCTAGGCGGCGTTTGTGTAGAAGTACCAATTCCTTGCGGCGCTTGCGGAGGAGGCCCAGGAGGAAAACGTTGTTCCATCCTCGGGGTTACAGGTTGTGACACGGGTTGCCGCGCAGGCGTAGGAGGCGGTGGCGTAGTTCCTAATTCAGCCTGAGCTAGTTGCTGCTCTAGCATCCTTCTTGTTGCCGTAGCCTTTTCATATTCTTCTTTGCGTTCTGGAAACTCACGCAATTGTTTTGAACCCATGATTCCTGGTTCTAAGAATGCTTGTTCTAAGGCTTTTGCTTGTGTGACTTGTTCACGTATTTCATCAAGCTTTTTCAAATCATCTTCGGTAAGTTCTTTTCTTTGCCCCGGTGATCCACCCGCAAACGCAATGATGCCACCCGATCCAAATTCAAACTGATCATCAGGAACTGAGATCGATGCTACACCACCACCTGCCATTTCTTCAGGAACCTCTGGCTGTGGTACGCCTTGAGGTGCTGGCCCAGGCATTTGCGCCATTTGCTGACCTTGACTCATCGCCGCTTGTTGTTGGCGCAAGCCTTGAGTCTGCAACTGATTCATTAATTGTTTTTGCAACGCAGCAAGACCGACTTCTTGTTCAAGCTTATCTTTAATAGTGCCTTGCGGCATCTGGGCAGGTTGCATCGCCTGCTCCATTTTCTTTCGCCTATTCAATTCGCCAAGCGCCAGATAAGGCGGAACCTCGGGGTTCATGCCGTTGGCATACATCATCACCGCTTGAAGCGGCATGTCCTTAAGACGCTCTTGAATTTGAACAAGATTCATGGCTAGTCCTTAACCAATAACACCAAGTTTTTTCAACAAATCGTAGGTCGATCCTAATGCACCTACTGTTGACGACAATTGCCCAATGCCGCTTTGTGGAGCTTGAGAAGTAGATACCGTCGAAATGGGTAGTCCCTGAAGCATGGATTGCTGAAACTGAAGTTGCTTCATTGGGTAATCACGTTGGGCTAAGAACTCGTTGTAGTCAGCCGTGATTCCTTCTTGTTCTATGGCCCGTTGCTGCGCGCCTGCACTAGCCATCATATCTGCTAGCGTTTTAGCCTGGGCTTGCTCGGCATTGAATTGCTGCATCGCTTTATCGTATGCGTTTGCATATCCAGTACCGATGGTCTTATTCATTTCCTGAAGGAGATTCCTTGCACCTTCTGCTTCCATAAGGCCATAACGCGTACCACCAAACGCTCCAGCCTGTGCGGCTTTACCTGCTTGCGTTTGTTGCGTAATACCGGCTTGTCTTCTTAACTCATCAAGTTGTGGAGCAAGAACGGCTTGTAAGTACGGATTCATGTACTGCGCTGCCGGTCCTGTTGGAGTCGCACCACCCGCGGTTCCTGAAGTAGCCGACGGTAATGCAGGTGCATTAGCCGACGTAAAGCTTTGTCCTAGTTGTGAAGGAAAAGTAAGCGACCCCAAACCAGTAAAGTATTTAGACTGAAGCGCTGATTCTCCAGCAGTCATAGGACCGCCGTAGACTTGGTAGGGCTGAGACGCTAATGCTTGCGTCTTGCCTAGCATGTCGGTTACATATTGCCCCGCCCAATCTGATAGGGTGGACTGAGAAGATGTTCCCGCAGCAGGAACTGTTGTTGCACTAGTAGCCATAATTACCTCGGCAAATAACGATCTGTTTTAGTATCAGCCGCAATGTCTTTTGCTTTGCGTCTGGCGCTTTTAATCCTGTCCATCATCGCGTAAAGCTTCCTTGCCCCAGCTTCTGTAGAGCCATTGCCCAGTTCAGAAACAATACGGGCAGGAATAACAAATTCGCCGTCAGCCAATCGAGCAGGCTGTCTATCAGCAATGGTTGCGGGAATATCATCGCTCACTCCATCTCCGGGTCCGCGAAGTAACTGACCACCATCTGAATAAGAACCAAGATGCCCTAATGACGCAATACCGCCTTCGGCTTTCTTCTCGGTATAAGTCATAGGACTAAAGTACGTAACACCCCCAGACCCTGGCCGACGAGGAATGGTTGCCGGTTGTCCCGTCTGCCCCGCCAATGGATTAGCCACAGTCGTTGGTATGGTGTTCATCGTTCTTGCGGCTGTGTATGTTGGGATGCCACCTTGATAACCGGCATAACCTCCACTACCGCTTGAACCAAACATCTTATTTGCAAGGCCAGCAATTCCCAATAACCCCGCTAGCTGACCACCTTGCCCTAGACTTGAAGTTCCTTTGAGTAACGACCCTAGTCCTTTAATAATATCCGACAGAGATCCTGTCCCTGTCACATCACTAGGAAGCGATTTGAAATAATCAGACAGGTTTAAGTTATCTGACGAAGAAGTACTCCACGGATCGCCGCCATATGGATCACCAGCTTCTAGATCATTATCACCATAAATAGTTGTGTCTGCTGTATCGGTGTCTTCAGTTCCTAGAAAGTCGTCCATATTACTGCCCTCTCAAAATCTGTATAAGTTCATCAAACGACACGGTTTCATCGTCTACCGCCCGTAAGATTTGATCTACGGGATTTTCCTCTCTTTTCTTTGAAGCTTCAATCTGTTCAGCAATTTGTTCAGGCTCTACCCCCGCCTGCGTCACACTCAACGGTTTGTATTCTTCCTCTTCAAGCTTGCCCTCTTTGGTGAGTTTTTGTTTCTTTGAACCAAACTCTTTGCCGTAATAAAAGACATTCGCTAATTGAGGCATACCAAACGAAGCTGCTATTGCCTGAGCCATCGGCCAAGAAATAGGCGTAGTAGGTGCAGTTGGTGCCGTTGGTGATGCAGGAGGTCGAGCGATTGGTGGAACCGCTGGTGGCGCTATAGGTGGAACCGTTGGAGGAGAAGTTGGTGGAGCTACCGGAGTGGCAGGTGGTTCTGTTGGCGCAGTAGGAGGTTCTATAGGAGTTACTGGCGGCTCCACAGGAGTTACTGGCGGCTCCGCAGGAGGAGATGTTGGCGCAACAGGCGCTATAGGAACACCTGTAGGAACACCTGTAGGAACGCCGGTCGGTACCCCTGTGGGTTCTCCTATGGGTTCTCCTGTTGGCTCCCCCGACGGAACTCCTGGTGTGAGTTCTGTTGTAGGAACATAGTAATCAACTATAGGCGTTGATGTGGGTACGTAATAATCTACAACTGGCGTTGCAGTAGGTACACTTGTCGGCTCACCGGCTGGCGTTCCAGTAGGTGTTCCAGTAGGTTCTCCAATAGGTGGGCCTACTGGCGTTTCTGACGAAACCGCCGTCCCAGCAGGAGCGGAAGTCGGCGACGGTATGGACGATGTATCAGGTGATTCAGTTGTAGGGGTTTCTGTAGGAGTGGCCGGTGTGATTGGCGCTTCAACAGGTGTAATAGGCGCCTCAGTTGGTGTACTAATAGGCGTGGTTGGAGGAGCAGGCGGAACTGCTGGTGCTTTTGTTGGTGCCAATATATCCAACAACTCATCATAGCTTGTTGTTGGTGTAAAAATATCTACCGTTGGAGTTGCAGGCGGTTCGTAATAATCAACAATTGGCGTTGCTGTTGGTTGATAATAATCAACCGTTGGTGTTGCAGGTGGTGCTGTTGGTACTGGGACGGGGGATGCAACAGTCGGCGCAACAGTAGGAGCGGTAGGCGCTTTTGTCGGCGCAAGAATATCTAAAAGTTCATTATATGTAGTCGTTGGAGCCGATACAACTAATGAAGCATCAGAAGGAGCGGTTTCCTTGAGCGTAATACCGCGGTTACCAATGTATAAAATATTACCTTCTAATTCAGGACGCTCGGCACTTGTTATTAATTCGTTATTTACATTCGTTCTGTAAATCGTTTTGCCAGTATCTGGGTCATATACTGCTTGATATTGAATTGGACTGCCTGATGCATCTGTCGCAGAAAGCTGATAATTAACTAGTAAACGACCATAATCATCAGAATCTTGCCCTGCAAAACCTTGGCTTAATTCAGTTTCATTGTTTCTAATATTCAACCCTTTGGTTTCTGCCCAAGGATTATTTAACTCAACGATTTTTGAAATAGAGCCGACGCCTGTGTATCCAGCTTGCGCCAACTGCTGTCCTTGCGCGCCTAAAAATCCTGACCCTGTATATCTAAGGACGGGAGGAAGATCGTCATCTTCTTCTAACCCCATGTTTTGCAATGTAGCTATATACGAATCTGCTAACGTTGGTGTTGCCGTTGGGGGAGTTGTTGGAACCGCTGGTGTGGCTTGCGTAATAGGAGCCGCAGGCGCAGCTGGTGGCGAGGCTGAATTAGTGAGGTTTTTTGTTAGGCTTGTTGTCGCATCCGCCAACGATAAATAATATTGCGGATTGTCTGATGGGTTTTTGAGTAAATCAATAAGTCTTGAGGCAGACGTAGCAGTCGCTAAGTCGGAACTACCTACAAGCTGATTAGCTGCCGCAAGGATTTGCGTAGGATTTTCAGACTGAACCGCGGTAACAAAATTAAGACCTTTTACTGCATCATTGAGGGTGAGGCTTCCAACCACTGGGGTATTGGCTAATGATTTTCCCGTGTCGGTGTTTAATAAAATTGTTGTTGCTGGAAGATAATTGCCATTTGATGCCGCAAGAGCCGCATTTAATATTCTTGAGGCTTCTGTCGCGCCAGGAACCCCAAGACCTCCTGCCGCCCCTAATCCACTAATTAATGCATTTTCAAGATTACCCTGAGACGCTTGATAAAGCGCATTACCTGCTTGTAAATAAGGCCGTACTTGATTGTATGTTTGAACAAAGCTTTGTCCTGCTGACACCAAATCCGCAGGCAGTAATGACTGAAGGGCTGTTGTTATTGATGAAGCTGTTCCTGTTGCACCAGCTGCTGCGCCAGCTCCTTCGCCTAACGCAGCAAGGCCACCTGTTCCAGTTGCTGATGATCCTAGTAAACTTTCTAACCCACCACCCGGTCCTAAAAACATAGCCGCAGCCAACATCGCAGCTTGTTTCCATCCTGTATCTTTACTTTCTCCTTGGTAATACTTTGGTTCAGCCAAAGGCACTAACTGATCACCTTTTACGAGATAAGTCTGAGCCATACGTTCACGGTCAGGACCGCCCGTCGCGCCTGCGATATAAACGTATTGATTACCTTTATCGTCCTTAAATCCTTGAAGATCCGTCGTTGTAGCGCTTAATGTATTGGCTATAAACTGACCTGTTGGCGTATCGTAATAAGCATTAGGATTTGATCGAAAGAATTCTCTATATAAGTTTGATTGCCCATAACCAGTGATTTCGTTAAGAAAATCTAAAAACTCTCCGCCCGTCTTACCTTGAAACGGGTTTGTTAATGCTCCTTCGCCAAATTTGAAATTTGACGGAACTACTGGTGGAGTGATTGCAGTTGACGGTTCAGCAGGCTGCGTAATAGGTGCAACTGGTGGCACCACTGGTGGGACAACCGGCGGTTCAATGGGTGGAGCAACAGGAGGCTTAGGAATTCCAAGCAAATCAAAATTTGTTTGTGTTGCACTAGACGGATCTAATTCAGCAATCTTGGCTTTGATCTGATCAGGTGTAACACCCTGATTTAATAACGTGGTGATGTAACCTTGTTTAGTGCCAAGATCTGCTGCTGGGTTCCAGTTCAAACCAAAAACAGCATACCCAGTAGGCGCAGCAACCGGCGGTGCTACATAAACGGGTGGTGCTACTGGTGGAACTATAGGCGGCGCAACCGGTGGAACTACAGGCGGCTCCATAGGTGGTTGCGTTATTCCAGCCCCAGGCTTTACCCCTGTAACCGCTTCTGTTTCAGGAGGAATGTAAGGTGGCTCTTCAACTGGTGGTTCTATTGGAGGCGCTACAGGTGGTGCTATAGGCGGAGGTGCAACTGGCGCTACCGGCGGGGCAACAGGTGGCGCAACTGGCGATACTACAGGTGGAGGCGCTATAGGTGGCGCAACTGGCGCTACATATACAGGAGGAGCAACCGGTGGTACTACTGGTGGTGCTACCGGCGCGGCTACCGGCGGCGCAACCGGTGGAGGTACATATACAGGAGGCGGCTCATACGGAGGCTCATAAGGAGGCTCATAAGGTGGGGTACCACCTTGATCGCTATTAGCCCAAGGATCATAAACATAAGGAGGTTCTGTATATATCGGCTCTGGAGCAACGTATACAGGCGCTACATAGGTGGGTACTAATGTTGTTATTCCAGCCCCTGGTTTTACTCCTGTTACTGCTTCTGTCTCTGCGTCATAAATTTGATATCCGTTTTGATACATCGATTGAATATCTGATTGAGGTACGCCAGCACTTGTCAACTGTTGAGGCGTAATACCTTGTGTATTGAAAAAATCAATCTTTTCGTATGGGCCGTAAGTACTCCAATCTCCCGGTAATTGAATTGCCATGATTTGCTCTTTTTACTGGGTAAGGTCGTAAAACGAAATACTGCCAACACCATCGCCAAGCGTTGCGCCAGAAACCGTTCTGACCGCCAAGGTGTAAATATCACTAACACCAGCCAAGGATGCGCCTAACTGTAGATCCCAGTTATAACCTGTAGCAGAGCTTGTTTGACTTACCCCGGCGCTACCCGTGTTTGTGACGTAATCTGTCTGGACAATCGTTCCAGCCGTTGCAATAGCCGTAGCAGCTACATCATATTCAACATTAGAGTCAGAAGGTACAGTCGTCCACGAAGCACCTGTAAGTACAGGGTTCTTCATCAAAGCTACTTCGTAATTCTGGTTCGTGGTCGGGAGAAACTGAACCCTGTTGGGAAGAACTACCGCACCCGTCCGCCCTGAAGCAAACCTGATAGAAACAATTGGAAAGAAGTTTGCTGCTGTGCTGATGTTATTAAAGATCGTCGTACGACGCGCCACATGATCAATAGACGTTTGCTCAAAGCCACCCTCTGAAATCACCGAGCAGCAGATAGCTTTCATGCTTGCGGCAAGATCGGTGGTTGACGTTATTTCATATCTCACAGGTAGAATGGCCGTGGTCATGTAGACGTTGGTAATCTCGTTGGCATTATTAAAGGTGTGGCAAACAATATACTGACCGTTAATAATGAATCCACATCGAACCGACCCAACTCCTAACCACTCAAAATCCATCCACAGAATCTGAGCTTTAGAAGGATCAAGCGTTAACCCCGAAGCGCCTGTGCCATCTAATTTATCGCCGTTCCATGAGGATTGATTAACTGTCCTAGCATCTGAGGGCGACCCACTTACTGACGAGCGAAGCACAAAAGAATAGGTACCGTCCACCCTTTGGAAGAAAACACCGTTGCTCGTATTAAAGTAACCCACCCGCTGCGTGAGGTTCAAACTCTGGCTGCTGTCCATCACGAACGTCGCTAATACCAAAAGACCTTTTCCCGGCTGATATGGGAAAGACCGATAAGACTGACGCACCACCGAACCAACGCCCGCGCCAGTAACTTCCATCTTGACCGCAGCTTCGTCAGATAAAAACGATGTCGTACCTGTTCCGGTAGTTGCTACATCAAACTGATTATCCGCAGCGTAGCGATTCTGACTATCAAATAAGGTATACGGCTGACTAACACGCTGCCTACCAAACGCATCAAAGTATGTGCCGGGGAATGTTACCGGTAGCGTTGATGTGGTTGCCATAAGATTTGCCAAAAAATTATCCAGCCGATTAAAGTACAAACGCAAGACGTTGCTGTATTGGTCTTGGTAAAAAGCCGAATATTCAACCGGTGCCAAAGGAAGACTAGGCGCAACAACTTTATTGAACTCATAATCAGTAGTAACAATCAGTGTCATGCGCCTCGTCCTGTTGCCCGCCCGTCCTGCCTGATGTCGATTCTTGGTGAACCTAACTGCCAAGTACATCCCAGTTGATTGGATTCAACCTTAAAGATCATTTGCCTACCACGAACCCTCACATAAACCTGGCCCGTGAATTGCTCAATCGTTGACGTGGAAGTCCTGACAACAGAGGCTGATGACGATCCTGAATTAGACTGAGGATTGTTATATCCAGATCCAGAGTTCATCATTGGAATCAAGGTCATGGTCACCGCAGGAGACGATGCTTCTGATCCGTCAAAGGTAATGTCAGGCAGAACCCTGTACACATAACCTAATGAGTGACCATCCTGAATATCAAACTCGGCCGATTCAATGTAAGCATTAATAGCTGCGGCGGTTCCTGTTTCGTTGTCATCAACACCGCGCTCATGGTCTACGATGTTGTAACTGTACGTTGCCGCCTGTGGGTACTGACGTATGCCCGAATCGCTCCAGGCTGTTCGTGCCATCGTGCCGTAGTACCAAACATTCTCGGCATAGTTGTACACCACATACCGGTTAATGGTTGTTGAATCAGCCGAGCAATAGAACCACCAAACCTCATTGAAACCTTCATTGGTACCAGCAAAGATCTGGAAGTTTTGGTAACGGTTTATATCATTAAAGATATATCTTCTGAGGTCACAGTTAAGCGTTTGTACTCGCCCGTTATACAGGTAGAACTTATCTACGCCCATCCAGTACGTCACACCAGATGCAACAGCCGTGGCATTTGGTCCTGCTATGGAGGTATTGTCTGCAAGAATCTGAGATCCCCAGACCAGCGGCGCACCAAGGTATTGAATAGAAAATAGGGCTGAATCGGTCCACGCAAGAATCTCTTGGCGCTGCTGCTGGACAGTAATGATCTGTGAGCCGTGGGATAAGCGTAATGAACCAGCCGTATTAGCTGATACAGGACGCCAATCTACCAACGATTCCTGATCGCACCAGCGAATAAGCATGGGGTCTGCTACAGAAGAATCGTAGTCATTACACCCAAAGACCAGCAAATACCGCAGTGCATCAGATACTAATAGGGAGTACTGAATCTTGGGTACATCTTCAAGCACCATCGTCTGTGTGCCTGACTGAGTACCCGATGTGGTGATTAAAGCCCCGGCCGGTGTTGCCGAAAGGTTTGCCGTAAGCCCTGCGACATTCCTTAGATAGTACGTTGTCCCTGCTGTTAATCCAGTTGGTAAGGCACCTGTGGTTTTAAACGATACCGCTGTGCCATCTGACAGAACAATACCAAATGTCACAACACAAGGATTGGCTATAGTCAGGGTAACTGTGCCACCAAGACTGCTTAACGCTACACCACGGCTCGTTAAACCTGTTGTTGCATCCCAGTAATAAAGCCCTGCTGCTCTAGGCCCAAAGACAAGATCTTCGCCCCAGTTATTGGCATTCCAAATCCTTAATGGATCTGTGACGGTTGGTGTAACACCCCATGATCCACCGCCCCATGCACCAGCACCCCAGCCTGTAAGCGGAACCTGGGCAATACCAGGGCCAGTATTAACTTGAAACGCACCAAGCGAACTACCGCCACCATTACCAACATCTGATGCATTGGATGTGACCGGCGCACCTGTGCCGGGATCTAAGGCTACAAAAGTAAACGTATTAGCTGTTGGTACGGATGCAATCTGATACTGCTGATTTAAAACTGCCGCTGTGATGTTCCCGCCAAGACTTACCGCACCGGAGAAAGTGACAAAATCTCCTGTAATCGCACCATGACTAGCTGATGTAACCGTGATGATGGATGAAAAAGGAGATACCGTGACGGCTGAAAAGGTTACTGATTGAGTAACGCGAATGGGCGTTATATCGAAATAAGCGCCGCCCTGTTCAATGTAATACTTTAAGTTGGTACCAACGCCAAGAAGATTTGCAGCGCCTAACGTTACCCAATTCCATAAGGACCGGCAGACACCCAAGAAGGTAGCCTGCGAGATTCTTACCCAGCCGCCAATCTTTTCTGGAGTGCCTTGACGAAAACGAACCTTGTCGCTAACATACCAACCGTTCTCATTTGTATAACGAGTGTTTTCTTTGTTGACCCCGGGCTTATATAAGATCTTGGATAATGGCACGGCTCACCTCATCAACGCAGCTTCAGCCGCACGGCGGCGGGTAAGTCCGGGGAGAACTCTTCCGGCAGCTTTATTCCACAATAAACATTGATCGGCTGCACCATCCCAATCCCCCGCATCAATACGCTTCTTGAACGTGGAAACCCGATAGTTCCCTAAGCCACAATTGTATGCCCAGCTTGTCACTGCGGCAATGCGGCGTGGAAAAGCGTTTACCAACTTGGGGGAGAGTTTAAACAAGCCACGGACAAAATACTCAACATGATGGTCAAGCGCATCTTCACACTGCTGCATGGTCCAAATAGTTCCAGGCTGAATCTCTGGCCCTGTCGCCCCCCAACCAATCGTCCAAGGATGCCCACGGGTTCCGGGATCAGGATAAGCAGTTACTCGTCCATCAGGCAAACGCTTTGCCAACCCTTCAAAGGGTTTGATGAAAACATCTTTGCAAAGCTGCTTTGCCTCATCGTTCATTTCTGATATTTTTCTATGCTACGCCCAACGAACCAAAAACTTATAACCATCGAAAATAACCCAAAGTCATCTTCATCCCAAACCTTGGTTACAACTTCCATCCAGTTCGCACCCGTCTGATACGCCATAACAAGCGCAGCCGCCTTGACTGCCGCGTACATAAAAAAGAGACTCCAAGTAATACCCGGACGAACAAGGGCTGAGATAGCAGCCACAAACCAACCCGCTGCTTTAGCCGTTTCAGCTTGCTCTTGAAACGCAGCTTTAATGGTATCCATTTGCTGGATGCTGTAGTCAACATACTTCTCCTCCATCTTGAACTCGCCTCGCATCTTCTCAAGGTCAGTCTGGAGTTGGAACATACTCAATTCATGCTGGCGTTCATTCTTCTTATCGAGAAACTTTAAGACTTCCGGTGCAAGCCTGAACAGACCACCGAATATGGAACCAAGAAGACCGCCGCCGAGTAACTCAAACATTTATTTCCCCGAAGCCGTAACGACGTCCTGGCCCTTCTTAACCGTGACTTTGCTGCCTTCAACATCCACTTGCATGGGTTGCTCGGCACGATCAAGCTTATCAAGACGATGGATAAGATCCTTGATAACTTCAAACTCTGGCTTTTCTTGCTTCGGTGCGGTGCCTGCAATGCCATTGAGCATCTGTATAAGCGCAGTTAGCGAAGCGCCAAGAAGTCCCATGACCGCAGCTATCTTCTCGCCCTCTAAGAAAAGGGATGCGCCGACACCCACGAGTACGATGAGGAAGATGTAAAGAAGCCCGTCCTCGCCAATCGCTTTACCAGCAACTTCTTTAGCAGAATCTTGGGCCTTAAGTTCCTCTAGCTTGATCTTAGCTTGCGCTTTGAGAACCGCTAGTTCGTGGGTTTTATCGTCCATGATCGTTACTGCGGATCAGCCTTGGGTTCCTCTGGCTGCAACTGCGCTACAGCCTGAGATTTGATCTTCTCAAACAACGGTGCTATTTGCTTATAGGGCAGATTCCCTAGCGCATCTAATACCGTGTTGACTTCATCAAGTGTGAGATCAAGCTTGAGC